TGAAAGGCTCAAACCATCAAACGGGAGAATGAAATATGAACAACGAGCTATACAGAAATACGCGAACAGGCGAAATAAAAACCGCGCAAGAGTGGATCGATGATATGGGTGGGTACGAAAATGCAATTAACCCCACCCCAGTCAACTCATACGACGAGGTTATTGATCTGTCTCTTTTTGAGTCAGCCTTGTTACCACTAGAGGCCACAGATTGCTTTTCCATTTTCTTAGGTAACGAGTACCAAGCCCTTTTCCCAAACTACTCGAATACGCCGAAGGCGGTAATAGCGGCTATGGCCGTCTCGTTCGCTATTCATGCAACAGGTGAAGATCAGGTGCCACAGGTTTTAAAGAAAGAGTGGGAGGCGCTTCACAACGCCGGAATCGTTCCACAAAAACCAGCCCACTGCTGGTAATGTCGCCTATCTCTGAAAGGCTCTGCCAAGAAAACGGATTGGACATCAACAAAGTCAAAGCGCGAGCCGCGAACATCGAACAGGAACTCATAGCACACGCACACGAACCGTATACCAGTGACCAACTTGTTATAGCTGCAGTAGGAATACTGGTTAATCAACGAGACCGAATGAAAAAGGAGACACTATGACTAAAGACAAAATGCCGTGCCGCGTCACAGACGACCCGTATTACGACTACTCTGACTACATCGAAGGTAAAGGTGTCTATGCGCCCTACCCCGACGATGATTATTTCTGCGACAAAAAAGATTTAGACGATATTAGCTCCGCTAATAATCCCGTGGAGCTTTATTGGGATCCAGACAAAGAGTCTGCAGAAAGCATCCACGACAAACTCATCAAAATCTTAATGCCAACAGAGGAACCAAAATGAGAACCATCCGACCATCCGATCTCTCAAGTGAGATCAAAGCCAATGCAATAGCGGGTATACCGACAATGATCTGGGGAGGCCCAGGTGAAGGTAAATCAGAAATTGTGTACGGCGTAGCCGAAGAGCTCGACGCCAAGCTATTCGAAATACGTGCCAACCTGTTCGACCCTGTTGACGTACGTGGTGGCTTGAAAGTTGTCGAGCAAGAAGACGGCACCTATCGTACTCGTTACGGTGTGCCGGAAGATTACCCTGCCAGTGATTACCAAGGCAGTGTAATTATCTTCATTGATGAGCTCAGTACCGCACCCAAAGCCACTCAGAACTCACTGTTACAACTCCTAACTACCGGCAAAATTGGTACGTACGAGTGTCCCAAGGACACCATCTTCATCGCAGCAGGTAACCGTGCAATCGATCGCGCTGCAGTTCACGAGATGCCAACGCCTGTTAAGAACCGCTTCAGCCACTTCACTCTCGAAGCAAACATCGACGACTGGGTAGCGTGGGCCGTGAACGCGAACATCGATCCGTCGATCGTGAGCTTCCTGCGTTACCGCCCGCAGCTCCTCAGCGACGCAGACGCAACACAGAATGCGTTCCCGACGCCTCGCGCCTGGGATTACGTCAGCCGCAAACTGCCGTTCATGTCTGATGAGTTCTACGGCGTTGCATCATTGGTTGGAGACGGCCCTGCCGGTGAGTACATCGCATTCAAACAGATCTATACCCAAGTGCCTGCCATCGAGGACATCATCGACAAGCCAACTACCACCAAGGTCCCAGAAGGAACATCAGTCCTGTACGCCATATGTGGCGCTCTGACCGGAATCGTTGATGAACACAACTTTGAAGCAGTTATGAAATACACGAAGCGCATGCCACCTGAGTATCAGGTCATTGTTGTTCGTGACTCACTCGCGAAGGATCGCTCGCTCATGCAAACCGAGCACTTCACCAAATGGACTGCAGAAAACGCAGACGTATTTTTATAAACAATTAAATCGGAGATTAATATCATGGCCTCAGTAAGAATGACCCACGAACTAAGACATAATATACAAAGGGAAGCACAAAAAGCCTACGACATCGCTAATCCAGAACCCCAAGCTAATAACGAATTCAAAAACCTGGTTCGTAATGCAATAATTGACAGCCCAGCGCAGATCTTTCTGCGCGATATGGTAAAAGAAGGCACCAAAAGGCGCCTGTCTAAACAGCACCTCAAAGGTTCGTCCCCGCTACCAGAAGAAAAATCGTCGCCAGTTACAACCATCCATCTGCTTAAAGCAATGGCTACCTCAGACGGTGATACAAGCATTGTCATGTCGTTAACTACCCCAATCAGTAGTTATTTAGTCAATGATTATGCTGCTACTCGCCACTATGGATACAACGAAAAGTTTTACGTTGAAGACTTTGCTCCGGAACACCAGCCCAAAATAGCTGACCATTACGACGAGCAGCAAGCAAAGTATGCAAAGTGGGAGTCTGACAGCAGAAATTACTCAAGACAGATTACGCTGCTGCTCGATCAGGTGACAACGGTCAAACAGTTACTCGAAGTTTGGCCAGGAGCTGAATCGCTTATTCCTTCTGAAAAGCTGCAACAAATGCACCAAAAAGTAACGCGAAAAGAGAGAGCGAAACAGATCAAAGAAAAAGTCAACTTTGATCCCACCCTTGCCAACCAGACTGTACTCGCTGCCAAAATGTTAGGAGGCTGATATGTCCGCTGAAAGCGACATGCTCAAAGCTCGAGCTCAACTGCTAATGGACCAGCCTTTCTTCGGCACGTTAGCGTTGAAGCTCAAGCTTGTTCAGGACAATGACAACTGCGACACGGCCGCTACCGATGGTACGCGGCTTGTCTACAACAGTAAGTTCATCGGCAAACTGGATACCGTTACACGTAAAGGTCTCATTGCACACGAAGTCATGCACTGCGTGTTCAATCACATGACCCGTCGCCAGCAACGTGACCACAAGATGTGGAACATCGCTACTGACTACGCCATCAACAGCCACCTTCTAGATTGTGGCTTTGTGCTACCCGAAGGTGGCCTGATTGATAAGCAAAAGCAGTACGAAAACATGACTGCTGAAGCTATCTACAACAAGCTCGACAAAACCCACCTGCCGAAACAGTGCCCCTGGGGCATAGTTTTAGACGCAGGAGCAGGTCAGGTCCAAGCTGGTAGCAACGCTGCTATGGAATCCGACTGGCAAGTAGCTGTTACTCAAGCCGCAGAAGTTGCCAAAAACGCCGGCAAACTCCCAGGCAGCATGGAACGCTTCATTCAAGACATCGTTAAACCAATCGTAGATTGGCGCAGTGTGTTATGGCCTTTCTGTACATCACTTACCCGTGATGATTACAGCTGGCGTAAACCGCACCGTGCGTACATCAGTGAAGACGAGTACTTGCCTAGCATGCTCAACGAAACTGCGGGCCATATTGCAGTCATCATTGACTCGTCCGGTTCCTGTTGCGATTACTGGGACCAGTTTATTAGTGAAATGGCAGCTATTCATTCAGAACTGCGCCCATCTCAAATGACCATTCTTCATGTCGATACACAAGTAGCACATGTAGACGAAGTCATGCCTGAAGACGAGTTCCCAAATAGCCCAATCAAAGGTGGCGGAGGTACCGCTTTCAAACCTGCGTTTGATTATATTAGTGAGCACTACCCAGATGTAGAAGCGGCTGTATACCTCACAGACCTCATATCAAGCGACTTCGGTGACGAGCCTAATTATCCTGTTCTATGGGTTTCAACAAACCGCACCGAAGCCCCCTGGGGCCAAACGACGTACATCCAGCTGTAATACTTGAACTACTATATTAGCGGTAGTACTATTTCGCTCTACTAGGAGAGTACGATGAGTATTAATGACGTAACACCTTCCGATTGGGACCGCGTAACTAAGTCCCGAACCCCGCACGACATAAAAGACTACGTCGATCCATACGATCAACCCCCAATGGCTGACCCAGTAAATGCACCACCGCATTACAACACTGGAAACATCGAGTGCATCGAGGCTATCAAAGAGTCAATGACATCCGACGCCTTCAAAGGTTACTGCAAAGGCAACGCCCTCAAATATGTCTGGCGCATGTCTTACAAAGGTAAGCCGATCGAAGATCTTCGGAAAGCTATCTGGTACATCGAGCGCCTTATCGAATCTGAGTTGGAGCACCCAACAATACTGAAGTAATGATCAGTAACGTCTGGACAGACATCGAAGGCGCAGTCGAAGAAGGGCATTTCATACAGCACGAGCTCAAGAAGGACGCTTATCTTGTTTGCAATGATGAGCGCGAGCTCTTTGTCATTACCAACGACCAGTACCACTTACCAATGTGGTACACCCACACGGTCATCGAAATATTTCAGCGAGGAGGCTGCAATGAAGACGAAGGATTTTTTTCAGAACCTGCCGGATCTACAGGACGATCAGGTTAACCCAGAGTTCCACACTTATACGGCTGTCTGGATGAAGTCGCGAATGCCTGACGCCTACAACGAACTCAAGGCCCGCTTCAAAGCTATCGAAAGTGAAGTCATGGCGCAGTACGCGTGCGATGACGCTAATACGGAGCCACCTTTCTGATGCTTGTAACTCTCGACTTTGAAACCTATTACGACAAAAACCTGACGTTGTCCAAAATGACTACGATGGACTACGTCCGACACGAGAAGTTCAAAGTGTGGGGCGTAGGCATCAAGATAAATCAAGATGCAACAGAGTGGTACGGCGAAGAAGAATGCGAAGACGCGCTGCGGGCCCTGGACTGGGACGACGCAACGCTTATCTGCCACAACACACCATTCGACGGTTATATTTTGACCAGATACTACGGACTAACACCAAAGTATTACGTCGATACTGCGGCAATGAGTCGCGGTCTGTTCCCTGGCCAAAGCGCACGCTTAAAAGACTGCGCAATACGTGCATTCCCTGACGACGAACACATGCGTAAAGGTGAAGAGCTCGCAGATGCAAAGGGTATCTACGACCTCGATCCGGAGTTGGAAGAATCTATCGCAGGATACTGTATACAGGATGTTGATCTTACCTACGCCATATACCAACAGTGGCTAACAAAAATGCCGCAATCAGAAATGGATCTGATCGACATGACCTGCCGTATGTTCTGCGAACCAAAGCTGATCGTGGACCGCGAACGACTAACCAAGTTCCGTGATGAAACAATCGCGGCCAATGAAGCCCTCATCGATGCAGCAGGCGTGTGCCGCAAAGTACTAAGCTCCAATCAACAATTTGCAGAACACATATATAGTATGGGCCTAGTACTGCCGACCAAAGTCAGCCCTACTACAGGCAAAGACATCCCTGCATTAGGTAAAAGTGACAAGGCTTACCAACAAATGCAGAACATGTACCCCCAGTTCCAGCATGTATGGGATGCACGTAAAGCAGTAAAGAGTCGCATCGCCGAGACCAGGGCTCAACGCTTCATTGATGCAACACATGACGACGGGACCATCAGCGTGCCGCTTCGTTATTACGCAGCACATACCGGCCGTTTCGGCGGTACTGAAAAAATTAATATGCAGAACATGCCGCGCAACTCTGAGCTGCGCAAAGCGTTGTGTGCTCCTGACGGACATCTTGTGTTTGTTGCCGACTTATCAAACATCGAAGCCCGTATGCTTGCTTGGCTTGCAGACGAAGACGATCTACTCGATCAGTTCCGCAATGGCGACGACATCTACAGCAACCTCGCATCAGTAATCTACGACCGCCCAATTAACAAGCACGACGACCCAACAGAACGTTTCGTTGGTAAGACAGCTGTGCTCGGTCTCGGATACGGCATGGGCGCAACTAAGTTCCAGACGACATTAGAAGCTGGTGCTATGGGCCCACCCATGACATTCACTACTGACGAAGCCTACAACGTAGTAAATACATACCGCAGTACATACTCAGGTATACCTTTGTTATGGCAAAAGCTAGAGCTAAAGCTAGCCAATACAATTAACCCAGCGTATGACGAGACTTGGCACGGCCTTTGTTTTCACCAAGGTAAAATACATCTACCTAACGGTATGGCTTTGCACTACAACAATCTGCGATATGAGCTAGGCAAGCTCGTGTATGACGGTGCCCGCCACAAAGAATCTACATGGGGCGGACGCATCGCAGAAAACGTCGTTCAAGCACTATCACGAATTATTGTGACCGACGCAATGCTACGGATCCAGAAAGACCCTGAGCTTGATGCTGATGTCGTGCTCACCGTCCACGATGAAATCGTGATTATTAGCAAAGCTAATAGTCCTAGTGATACAATGGACAAACTTATTGCCCATATGTGTGTACCACCCAAATGGGCAGAAGACATTCCCCTCGATGCAGAAGGGGGCTACGACGTTAGTTACAGCAAATAATCTATGTCACGTTTAGTACTAACAAGAAAGATCAACGAGAAAGTCATCCTTCATGATGACGACGGCGTTCTTGCGGAAGTAAAAATATCAAAAGTTGACAGGAATCAAGTCCGCCTAACATTCGAAGCGGATAACAAGATCAGGATTGATCGACAGGAAGTATTCGACAAAAACGCTCCTACCAAATAGATATTAGCCACAGTACTAATACTTATGCTAATATCGCTGTCTCTGTAGGAGGAGCCTATGCAACTTACATTCTTGGAGGCCGCTAACGGGATGCGGCTAAGTAAGCATCACTGTCCCCAAAAAGGATTCACCCCGTACCCACACGTAAAAAACGTAACCTCACACGAAGAAACTATACCTCTCGATTCAACCGGTCTAGCAATGCTAGAAAAGCTCATCAATCAACACGGTGAGCAAGGACACTGCCTCCTCAAAGGTAATCTCAAACGATCCATACAAAATGAATCACGCGCAGGGAAAACCGACCGTATCGGTTACTCGAGTCTGCTCGTGCTAGACATAGATGGAATCACAATACCTGGTCATACAAACCCTAAGAATTTTACTGACAAAGATGTCAGCACTCTGGCAAAAGCCGTAATGCGCGAGCTACCTCCGGCCGTGCAGGACTGCAGCTTCCTCGCGCAGGCGTCCGCAAGTCTGGGTTTGAAAGGCGACAAAGTGTCGCTACATATATTTATTCTGCTAGAACACGCCATGCCTGCTAAGGCAATTAAGTTGTGGCTACAGAACTGTAATTTTGAGTCTAAGTTGTTCTCGTCGCAGCTAGAACTGTCTAGTAATGGACACTCTCTAAAGTACCCACTCGACACCAGCGTAGCTGATAACTCAAAACTGATCTTCATTGCACCTCCTACCTTTGAAGACGGAACCCATGACCCGTTCAGTGTTTCTTCTGAGCGGGTCGTGCGCGTTTCCGGTATTACGGAGACGCTTGATCTAGCAGGGCTTATGGGTGATATCAGCCCAGAAGTCGTGTATCAAAAAAGCAATGAGCACAAAAACAAACTACGCACACAGCGTGGCTTTAAAGCTAAGAAAGAACGCTTAACCATAGCTACCGTCGACAATAAGTCGGAAGAGATCCTGACTAATCCGGACCGCATGTCGATCGCAATAGCAGACGACAGCAACCCGCCATACATCCGGTGCAACGTTAACGGCGGCGACAGCAATGCCTATTACTTCAAGCTCGAAGACCCAACGTACATGTTCAACTTTAAAGGTGAACCCATCTGGTCAATCGAGCAGGCAGACCCTGACTTCTACAAGTCATTGTTTGATGTGTACCAAGAAGAAATGGAGAAAGAAGGACGCGCTAACTTCCCTATAGCATTGCGCGACTTCTACACAGATACGTACTACAACGGGGTATTCGACCCTAATCTCAATCAATTCAACGATGAGTTCCCACTGATGCCATGCTCATCCTCAAGCATCGAAGGATTTATGCGATCTCATGGTCGCAGCAAACCTGATTACATACCTGATGCCCGTGTCGTATTCGACCCAGCCTCAGAAGATGCTGCTGTTAACCTGACCAAAGTTCCGTATCACATCAACATGTTCCGTAAAACGGAGTACATGTTGTCGAACCGTAAGCACGAACCGCTAAGCATAGGTGACGCACCTAAAATCGCTGACTCATGTCCACTGATCTACAAGTTGATGACTCACATCTTAGGAGGTGAAGCACTAGAAGTTGAACACTTCACCAACTGGTTGGCTTACATCTTCCAGACCAAAAAGAAAGCAATGACTGCATGGGTCCTGCAAGGCGTGCCAGGTACCGGTAAAGGTATCTTCTACACCAAAGTACTAAGACCGTTGTTTGGTTACGAGCATGTGCCAATGCGCGCACTGCAGAACATCGAAGAGCAGTTCAACTTATACATGAGGCAGGCACTCTTCCTGGTGGTTGACGAGTTCCATATGGCTTCAGCCAACTCAGGCACCATGAAGATTGCCGACAAACTCAAGAACGCTATTACAGAAAACACCATGACTATCCGTGCGATGCGGTCGAATCAGGTTGAGATGCCTAACTACACAAACTTCATCTTCCTGACCAACAGGATGGACGCAGTAAAAATTGAAGAAGGCGATCGCAGGTACAACATCGCGCCTCGCCAGGAGCAAAAGCTCGAACATGTGTATCCAGAAGTCATCGACGGTATCGATGACATCAGCTCAGAACTACATAAGTTTGCTGCCCTACTCCGTAATTACAAAGTTAACAAACAGCTCGTGCGCACTCCGATTGCTAACAACGCAAAAGCGCAGATGGCACAAGTCACGATGTCTGTAATGGAAGAGTTCTTCGCTGCAGTAAGACACGGCAACCTCTTATTCTTTATGGATATATTAGACATCAGCCTTACCAATGTAATGCAGGGACAAGAGATCACCACCGCTCAAAAGATCGTTAAACAATGGGTCGCAGAATCTCAGTGGCCTTACTCCGTTATACCGATGGAACACTTGCGTGTTGTCTATGGCGTGCTAACTGATAACCGCCTGTCTCAACGTGAGTTCCAAAAGAAAGCAGCGCGTTGTGGTGTAACCAAAGAACGAAAACGCGTACACGGCGCTCCTCGAAACTCTGGCGGAATATATGGTGTTGTTACATCTTGGAGACTCGAATGCGAACAGTACGAAGAAGTGACCAACAAGTACTTTGACACCAAGGACCGCAAGTTACTTGCCGTCAAGTAGCAATATTAGCTATACTAATATTTCTACTTGCTACTACTAGGAAAGTAAATGATTAAGCTAACTCAGGATACGAGACCGGACGACGTAATTGCTTTCGAAAAACCAGAAAAGCTGGGCGATGTTAGAGCATGGAGTTACTCAGCACTCAAAGTCTATGAAGAGTGCGCCTACCGCACATATATCAGCCGCGTAAAAGGCGTTAAAGAACCCAGCAACCCAGCTGCAGATCGTGGTACGCAGATCCACCAATACGCTGAAGACTATGTTGATGGCACCGCCGGTGAAATGCACGATTCGCTACACAAGTTTAAAGACGAGTTTGAAGAACTACGTGAACTCTATGCGCAAGCCAAAGTAGAAAACGAAGGCGAATGGGGTTTCGATCTCGACTGGGCAACAGTCGGCTGGATGCAAAAAGAAACCTGGGCGCGTATCAAACTCGACGCCTTAGTCCAAGAAGACGATACATCCGCTAGAGTCATTGACTACAAGACAGGCAAAAAGTGGGGTAACGAAATATCCCACGGGCAACAAGGCCTGCTCTACGCCATTGGCACCTTCTTCAGATACCCCCACTTACAGTTTGTACAAGTTGAGTTCTGGTATCTCGATAAAGGTGAGACTACCAAAAAGACCTACACGCGTGAGCAAGCAATGGTCTTCGCACCAGGGTTCCACAGGCGTGCAGTGAAAATGACAACTGAAACAGAATTTGCTCCAACACCCAGCAAAGACAGCTGCAGATGGTGTCCTCATCGTAAAGGTGACGAACCAGAATGCACCTGGGGTGTGAGCTAACCGACTTATTTCAGCTCCCTTTTGAAGTAAGACCTTGCCCCACTTCGGTGGGGCTTTTTTATTCCCGATCGGAATTCAACTGATCCATATGAAATATGTAAATAGAGAAGCCTCATGAAAAAACTACTTAAAAACTTTTTGATGTATATCGGCTACGCCATTAGTGCAGCCATTCTTTTCACTTACTTTGCGAATCTCGCAGCACTAAGCGTCATGTCTTTGGCGCTTGTCGGTGCCGTGCTGACCCTCGCGTATTTCCATCTACGGAGACCAAATGATTGAAACCTTAATCCTCGCAGTCCAATCCATTGAAGTTGTTTTATTCATCATTACTTGTATAGGAATTATCTATGATCTTAGCCGGAATTATCTCCGCCGCAGCACTGCTGTTTCTGCTATTTAAACTTGGTATCAGCAAAGTTGTTAGTTACGACATCCCTATTGATATTGCGGCCACCGGTTTTTTAATGGCCATGTTCGCCGGTACCTACGGCGGCATGATGGCTGCAATGCTCGGTGGTCTAATCATCTCTGTTGTGCTCTACGTCCTCAAAAAAACTGTCAATCGACAAGAGCTGCACCTTGCCAAGTCAAAACGGTTTCCATACGTACAAGCAGTATGGGTCGAAACACCTCGTGGATCATAAGCGCGTGGAAATGACCTACAAACGGGAGGGCCAGCTTGTTGAATATAAGCTGGTTACCGACCCCGCTGAAGCTGAGTACTGGTCTACGCACCGCTTAAAGAAATCCGAAATCAAAATCATGACGAAATGTGACAGGGCAACTGCTGCCGAACTACGACAGGAGATATTAAATGACATCCTTAGCAGAGAACCTAATCCCAGCCGTAAACTTGCGGCCGCCAAAAACTCGATTCCTGAAAGGAGTAAAACCGCCGAGCCCAAACATGCTAAAGCGCGGCAAACAAAACAAAAAACTAGGAGACAAAGTTAGCGTCAAAATGTGGCAAGGCATGACAATGTACTCGCTTACACTCGAGGAACGAGCCACCTGCCCTGCTGACTGCGAGCAATGGGACAATTGTTATGGCGATAACATGCCATTCGCTCACCGCTTCGATGTAAGTGATTCACTCTTATTCAAATCGAATCTTGATCTCCAGCTACGCGAACTTAATGACAAGCACAAAGATGGCTTCGTTGTTCGTTTACATGTGCTTGGTGATTTCTACAACGCTAAATATATAAGCCAATGGTCGTCATGGATAAGGCAGTACGAAAACCTGCATGTGTTTGGCTATACCCACCACAAGGTAGATACGCAGTTGGGTCGCGTGCTTGACCGGTTAAATCGTATTTACAAGGAACGATTTCGCATCCGGTTTAGTGATGACGACACGACACTATTCAGCGCGCACGTTGGTACAAGCACAGAAGGCATAGGCGGCATTATGTGCCCAGAACAAACAGGTAAAACAGATAGCTGTACGACTTGTGGATATTGTTGGTCCAGCGATTTCCCCGTCGTTTTTATTGAGCATTAATATTAGCTGTGGTATTATTATTAACCATCAATGAGTGATGCATATGTACGAACCATTCGAACATCAAAAAGTCACGACTGACTTTATTCAACAACATCCCCGATGCCTTATTACGTCTGATCCTGGCACAGGCAAGACCCGCAGCGTACTCGACGCGATCGCGGGCCACGAATCGCGAACCCTGGTTCTCGCACCGTTGTCCATCCTGGAAGCATCATGGGGCGATGACATTAAGAAGTTTCAGCCCGACCTTACGTACGCAACTGCGTATGCCAAGAACCGAGAGAAAGCATTTACAGGTGACGAGAAGGTTGTAATCACCAACCACGATGCAGTGAAGTGGATTGTTAAGAACTACCACGTCCTGTGTGGTTTCGACACGTTAGTAATCGACGAGTTTACAGCGTTCAAAAACAAAGACAGTCAGCGCAGTAAAGCGTGTCGCAAGATTGCAGAAGCGTTTACTCACCGCATTGCCATGTCTGGTACACCCAACAGCAACGGTATCTTAGATGTCTGGCACCCAACACTAATCATCGATGACGGGGAGCGGCTTGGTCATCGATTCTATAGCTTCCGTTCTTCTGTCTGCACACCACGCTTCAATGGGTTTGCTAATGAATGGATCCAAAAAGATGACGCAGAAGAGGTAGTTGCTGCTGCACTCAGCGACATCAACATTAGGTATGAGTTAACCGAATGTATCGACATGCCAGAGCAAAGCGTACAGACCATGTACGTATCTCTGCCTAACAAAATCATGCAGCAGTACAAGCAGCTCAGTGAAGACTCCGTGCTGTATACCGGTAAAGGCACAATCAACGCAGTACATGCAGGCAGCAAGGTTAAGAAGCTATTGCAACTTTGTACCGGCGCCGTCTATGACGAGCACGGCGAAGTGCAGCAGATCCACAAAGAACGTTACGACCTTGTGATGCAGCTCGTCGATCAGCGCAAGCAGTCCCTTGTAGCGTTCAACTGGAAGCATGAGCAACGTTACATGGTTGAGCTAGCAGACAAGCTAGACATCAAACACGCAACCATTAGCGGTGACACGCCCGCGTCCAAACGAAAAGAAATCGTCGACCGATTGCAAGCAGGCCAGCTGCAGGTGGTGTTTTGTCACCCCCAATCAGCAGGACACGGCCTCACTATGACTAAGGCAAAGACAGTCATATGGGCGTCGCCGACGTACAACGCAGAACATTATCAGCAGTTCAACCGACGCATCTATCGCGCAGGTCAAACAGACAAGACCGAAGTGATTCAGATTGCCGCACGTAACACATGGGAAACCGACGTGTACGAAAAGCTTGAAGGCAAAGTAGAACGGATGGACGAGCTACTCGGAATTTTAAACCAACTAAAAGCAGCCTAAACGAAGAGAAAAACCTATGAATATAAATGAGCTAATTGAAAAACGATCGTATGTAAAAGATGAAATGGCTGAGCTGAATAGCCAGCTAAAAGAGTTACGTCAACAGCAGGACGAGCTGGATTACGCGCTCTTAACCCAATTGGACGAACAGGGTTTGTCTCGCACCGCGAATGACAAAGCCAGCGTGTCCATAAACAACGATACGGTTCCGGACGTCACCGACTGGGATGCTCTTTACGAGCATATCAATCAGACCAAGGACTATTCGTTGTTGCAACGTCGAGTGAGTTCGACCGCTTACAAGGAACTTTTGAAGCTTGGCGAGAACGTTCCTGGTCTACAACCTCGCGAAATCCGTCGAATCAATTTTCGAAACCTTTAATTAATCATTAACCAAAGAGAGAAAAACTATGCCTAAAACAGCAGTAGCAACAAACCTAGTAGCATCAACTGACACCTTACCCGCACATCTAAAAGCGGTTGAGGGAGCAGGTCGTGGTAACGAGAACGTAGGTTCTAATGTTCAGATACCGCGCGTGAAGCTGCTACAGAAAATGTCCAACGAAGTAGACAAGCATCACGCTGCCTACATCGAAGGTTGTGAGCCAGGTCATCTGGTCAACACACTCACCAACGAAAACTACGGCAATGATATTTATGCCATCAGTTTGCATTTCAAAACTGAGTTCGTTGTCTGGCGCAAGCTAGACGCAGGCGGCGGTTACGGCGGTGCTTTTGATTCGCACGCAGCCGCGCAAGAGTATGTTGATACTCAGGATAAGCCTAGCGATTACGACATTAACGAAACACACGCACACATCCTCTTGCTGAAAAATGCAGAGACCGGTGAGCTTGAGCGCTCTCCTGTAATCATGGATTTTGCATCCAGTAAGTTACGCGTGTCGAAAGCGTGGAACTCCCAGATTGGTCTCAAGGGTGGCGATCGTTTCGCTGGCCTTTGGAAAGTATCTGGCGTTCCTACTGAGAACAAGATGGGCAAAGCCTTCATGAATTGTGAAGTCTCTTTTGTCGGTTGGGCTCAGGAAAACGACTACAAAGTCGCAGAGAAAATGTACGAACAGTACGCCAGCTAATCAGAAATAGACCAAGGCCCTTTGCCTCCACTACGGATTGATCCACCGTTGGTCACAACGGATCACTTACTTTATGAACGAGCACAGTTTTGTAAGATCCATACATAACGCTCTGTCACCCGATGTATACAAGTGGAAGATCCACGATACATATACGGGAGGTGTCCCCGACGCTATGTATGCAGGTCCTGCAGGTGTGCTCTTCGTAGAGTATAAGTACGTTAAATCCCTCCCCAAGAAAGACACAACCGTGATTCATCACTCGTTGTCCGCGCTTCAGTGTGCCTGGCTAGATCGAATGAAATGGTCAACTAATGTCGCACTTATATTAGGTTGCGAAGACACTGCACTAATATTAGAAGATGACTTCTCAGCTAATATATGTAAGTCTAAGTATATAGAACAGAGTATCAAACGATCTGAAATTGCGGATTGGATCTACACAACAGTTTTCTCAGGAAGAGGCCATGAAAAAACCAAGCGAATTACCAGAGCCCGTGAACAATCTCCGTAAAATCTGGGACGCCAAAAAAGCTGAAATGAACTTTACTCAGACCGAAGCCGCCGTAGAACTCGGCTGGTCTCAAGGCGCTATATCCCACTACCTCACTAACATAACGACACTCGGTCCTTCAGCCGTTATTAAGTTTGCTAATTTCCTCGAGGTCGACCCACGAGATATTGATCCTTCCGTTGCTGAACATCTACCCAACACCCGCAAGCTAGTCGTGGTGTACGACAGCGGAACCGCAAACAAGAGAATTGACGAGGCTTTCTACGTACACCAGCCTGAAGACGCTTTTTACGTTAGGGTTCATCCAGATATGCTGCAATACCGAGCTGGACCAGGCCCGAGTCCTTACGGCCCAAAAGGGACATGGTACGAAGAAGCCGCAGATATGTACTTGTTAGTGTGCCCACTCAAATCACAGCCAAAATCAACGCAGTTTTTAATCCAACTCAAAAACAAAAAGCATTTTGACTTATATTTCAGCAATGCTGTTCCCCCCAAAAGCAAAATCAAAAAGCAACTTGCAATCCTCTCCCACCTCCATAGCCCGCCTAGCAGTCGAAGATAACTGACAAAATTCCTTGCAAATAGTACTGATGCTAATATATTAATATCATAAGAAAAATAATAAGAAAAATAAATTGATGCAGGAGGATTAGCAAGTGGAGGAGATCTTGTTAGAGAAGTATGGCCCTTTTATGGATCTGGAAGAATTAGCCAGTCTACTAAGAATCAAAAAACAGTCTGTGTACCAGCAGATCTACCGCGGTCAGCTTGATATCCCGCACATCAGACGAGGTAAAAAATACCTTTTCCCTACCCAAGAAGTTGCTGGCTACTTTAGCGCCCAGCTAAGTCGGCCGGTCTGAGGTTCACGTACCGAGACAACTCTGAGAAAGTACGGTGACCAGACACCAACCGCACTTCCTCAATCTTAAATCCATCTTCAAACAGCCGAGATATTGCTTCGTGACGAAGGTCGTGGAAGCGTAAATCCTGGATATCCAATTTCTTACACATTCGCCCAAAACGGTCAGAAATGCTGGCAGCGTGCTTTACAGGAAACAGCACATCACCCTTCCCAAAGTAGTTTTGTGAGCGTAGGAGCGCGTCTCTCACGCGCCCTAATATGGGAATTTGCTGCGCAGACTTGCCCCCTTCTACCATCCTATCTTTCCGATTTAGATGTATTACACCGCTGTCCCACTTTACATCTGACCACCTAAGCGCGTGTATTTCGCCCTGACGCATCGCTGTATTAATCGCTAAATCAATAGCGGGCCCGATCCAACGATTGCCAGCTTCTTTGTACAGCGCTTCAAGCTCCCAATCTTCTGGTCGTCTGTCCCTTCGTTCCGACTCAGAAACCTGTCGCAGCCTCACAAGCTCTTTTATTGCAAGGTCAACTGTCTTCTCTGCCACCTTCACCCTGGAAACGTCCACCGCTTGTTTCAGGTAGTAGACCTGTTCTTTTAGCGTGCTGGGTTTAATTGTCTTGCGTCTATATGCGGCAAACTCGAGCACATCGTCCACGGTCAGATCATGGATCGAAACGCCGTTCCACCATTTGGCCATCTGATTTAAGTTGCTCATTTTCGAGCGGGAGAAATTTAGATTGAAGCGAGCGTAGTACGCGACCAGATGGTCGATAAGGTCATTAATGTCCGTGAGATGCTGACCGGAGGTATCGATCCACGTACCGTGGTCCATCTGTGTTTCGACAGAGCGCGCCCATGCAGCAGCAGCAGCTTTTGTTTTGAATGTTTTTCTTTCGGGTGAATACCCTAAACGGCGAACCTCTGTGAACCAGCTGCCGTTCCTTTGCCTAATAGAAGCCATTGCGTCATCCGTGCGTCATGGGCTTCTATTTTATAATAAAATGCTTGTAAAACAAACACTTAGATGAATGGCGGAGCGGACGGGATTCGGGGCCTTAGAAAGCTGTTTTTACTTCTATATCAATGGGTTAGCTACTACTTGTGTAGATCAGGACTTCAGACCCCGATCCGTGTAACTTATTGATAATACGACATAATTTATTTTACATTATTTTTGATTGCGTCATTGACGCACTGGGTTTTGGGCCTGTTTTCGGATCCCAAAGTGGGACTCGAATGGCGTCCAGCAGCATAAGAGTCTGGAGCTAAGCCAGCTAAAAGAAGAATGTTAAAGACTAAAAAGTAAACCATGACGACCTCGGAAATGAGTCGTCATTATAAGAGCTGACCTATAATGAAACTAATGACTTA